GTTAAAGGAATTGTGTGTACCAATTAGGGGAAAGTGAAATTGGTACACACTTGGTACAATTGGTACACATTGTGGGCCGGAGAGCGTTGGCCGTGGAGTACGAATCGTGGTCATTAGAGCCTCAATGTTTGATGTTCGTGGGCCTTGAACCGCGCTTCACGCTCATCGAACCCCATTCGCAGGTAGCGTTGGAGCAGTTTGTGGAACTCGGCGCGATGTTTCTCGGAGCCGATACGCGGTCGTCGAACCTGTGACGTTGGGTATCTCATACTTGGAACTCCTCTTTAACGGCGAGTGATTGTGCGTAGTCACGCTCTGCCTCCACGCAGTCAAGGACACGTTGGATGCGGTCACGGTCTTCCCACCACGAGTCGGAGGAAGCGTCACCTGTTTTGTCGAAGGCAGCGAGGGCAGCTTGATACCTAACTGCTTTAGCGCGTTTAGTCTCAAGCAGTTTGACCAGCTGTTCGAGGGTGGCTGCGTTGCACTTAGCCTTGAATGCATCTAAGTACCTGAAGCGTGGTGCGACTGGGTCTGGCCCCATCAGCGGCCTCTTTGGTGATAGTGGCGTGGTTCGCGGTGCGCGCTTCGCTACCAGCGTCCAGTTCTTCAGGTGGATCTTGCCAGCTGCCTTGATGTCAGCGATGACGCTCGGCACCTTGGCGGGGTCACACGTCACGTTGAGGCGGTAGATGTTCTTGTTCGTGATGCGTGCATAGATGGTGGATGGATCGGTCTTGCCAACTGCTACTTCCTGTGGGATTGCAATGCTCATGGTAGTGCTCCTTATATGCGAGTGAATCGTTCACCCGCTTCAAAGAGCCAGCCGACGCGCGACGCGGAACGCGGAGCGCGTGCCTTTGACTTTGGTTTTTGGGACAAGGTTCCATGTCGGTATCCGTGGACAAGGTTCCAGAGCCGCGATCCGGGGTTGGGGTGTGCGACCTGCGGCAGGGGGGAGATAGTCGACCAGGGATATAGACGTGAAATTGAAATATTTTTTTTCTGAAAAAATTTTACTAAAAATAATAGTCCAGCTATTATCTCTGCATGAAAGACTGTAGCGCCTGTCACCGCGCCCTGGCCCTCAAAGAATTTGACACGAGGAGCAACAATATTTGCACCGCGTGCGCTAAGCGCAAAACCGAAGCGCGGATATCGGACACGTACCGTAGTTTCCTTAACAACCTGTTCAACCAGAGCAAATCTCACAACAAAAAGTCTAGGAACCTCGAATGGCGGATCACGCTCGATGACCTGATAGCACTGTGGGAGAAGCAGGAGGGCCGTTGCGCGATCAGCGGAGTGTTCCTCACGCACCATAAAGACGGATCGGGGCATAAAGAGTACAACGTCAGTATTGATCGAATTCAAAATGCGCGCGGGTATACGCCACAAAATACCCAGCTCGTTTGCTTTCGTGCCAACAAGCTAAAAGGTGATTTACCTGAAGATATGTTCTATTGGTGGGTAAAGACAATCAATAATTTTTCTTGCGATTAAATAATAGCTGGACTAATATTCACTATTGGAAGATGATATTGAACTTTTAGCCATTGGTGGCTTAGACGGAGCAATCATCGGGTCAGCGATGACCAACGGTGAAGAAGTGCTGGTCTATGACTACGATAAGTGCGTTGAGATAATTATCGGCGCAGGTTGCGACATTGCGTTTGCGGAAAACTATGTTTTGGAATTGTCCAAGGCAACAAATAAAGGCATCCCCATTTTTGTGCATTTTGACAACAGCTTAGAATACTATGGAGAACCTCCCAGCGTCGGAGCAGCTACCGTCCACTGACATTGTCAGTGAGCACACCGAATTCCAGTCGCGTATGCCTTACATGGGCATTAGTCGCGGCGAACTCACTATGCAGCAAGAAAAACTTGTCTCGCTCATTAGTTCTGGTATGTCAGTCGCCGCAGCGGGCCGTGGAGCGGGGTACGCGAGCCAATCAACAGCGCACCAAGCTTCGAAAGTGCCTGCTGTGCAGAAAGCAATCGAATATTTCCGGCAGGAGATGCGTGAAGAGGTGAAGTTCACCAACAAGCACGCGCACATGATGTACCTGGATGCCTACAACTCCAGCGCAAACGCCACCGAAATGAAGAACACCACCGATTCACTAGTTAAGTTGCACGGTTTGGCTGCACCAGAGAACGTCCCTCAAGTGAACATCAATATTAACGGCACCAAACAGCTTGAACGCATGAGCGACGAAGACCTGTTGAAGATCGCGGGTAAGGACACCGACTACTTAGAACCGAAAGGAGATTGAGATGCCGAAGAAGGCGCATTTTTTATTTCTGATATTACTGTTGGCGGGCTGTGGTTCGCTGCCAGCAAACCCCAAGACGATAGCGTTAGGAGCACCAGGGCAGGTTGACTACTGCTTAACGGCGTTGGGCTCGAACCTTTTTTGCATTAACGCAACGAGGAAGATGGCAACCGTAGAAGCGCCTGATGCCGAGTAGTCACCTCGACTGTGCAAGGCTTTCTGCGCGGGTTTATAAGGAGTGGGATCATGTCACGGCTGGAATGGAGATATTGTATTCGGAAGACAAGAAAATAATTGCTTTTGCAGGCACTAACATCAAGAAACCAGTGGACGTGTTGCGCGATATGCGAATTTTCCCGCTATGGAGTCCCGAATTGGGATTCTGCCCTGCTGGATTTCTGAAAGCGAGCCGTCGTTTGGGGTACGTGGTGCTCGATCACATAGCAGATAACGACTTGGAGTCGGTAACGCTGACCGGGCATAGCCTTGGTGGAGCCTGTGCGCTGATAACGGCGGCACTAATCCAGCGAGAAGCGGGTGACGATGGAAAAATTGACCAAATTGTGACGTTTGGCGCGCCGAGAGTGGGTAAATTGAAGGTGCTGACCCGCCCGATTAGCCAGTACCGCTTCCAGAACGACATTGCGACGAGGTTCCCGCCTTTTATGGGGAGCCCAAGCAAGTTGTTGCCACTTGGGGAGCGTAATACCAAGGGCAACTGGGTCAATGACCACGCGATGATCAACTATGTCAAAGCATTGAGGGGCGATGAGGCTCAACACGTATGACGAGTGAAGTTCTCAAGATAGAGTGCGTCAGGTGCAAAAATCAGCACCCCGAAACGCTTTACGCGGGCCTCGACCGACTGTGCGTGTACTGCAAAGCGGATATCGCGGAGCAAGAACCGCTGCCCACGGCTGCAGAGTCAGAAACACCGGAGCAGAAAACAGTAGAAGAGAAAGCGCGCGCGGAACTTGCGCTGCGGTTCCTGACTCGCAAGCGGCTACTGCCGTTCGTGGAACGATTTAACCACGACTACCAAGCGGGTTGGGTTCACAAAGATATTTGTAAAAGGTTGGAGGAATTTAGTAGAGATGTTGCTGAGAAAAAGTCTCCACGACTTATGCTCTTCATGCCGCCCCGACATGGTAAAAGCACGCTTGCGAGCGTGGCGTTCCCGGCTTGGCACTTGGGCAGAAATCCAGAGCATGAATTTATCTCTTGCTCGTATTCGGGTTCACTCGCAATGGCGTTCAGCCGTAAAGTCCGTGGGCTCCTCCGTGAAGAAGGTTATAAGTCAGCTTTCAAAACGCGCCTCGATCCTCAAAGCCAGAGTGCAGAAGCTTGGCTTACGACAACGGGTGGCGGGTATGTGGCAGCGGGTGTCGGCGGCGGTATCACGGGTAAAGGCGCACATATTCTTGTTATTGACGACCCTGTAAAGAACCGTGACGACGCTGAAAGCTCAAACGCAAGAGAGGGCACATGGGACTGGTATACGTCGACGGCGTACACACGGTTAGCGCCTGGTGGCGGGGTGCTCGTTATTCTTACCCGTTGGCACGACGATGATCTGGCGGGACGGCTTCTCAAAGCAGCTGCTGACAACGGAGAGCAGTGGGAGGTTGTTAACTACCCAGCGCGAGCCGAAGTCGATGAGGAGTTTAGAAAGACTGGCGATGCGCTTCATGCAGAGCGGTACAACGAGGAAGCGCTCGCTCGAATCGAGAGGGCGGTAGGCCCACGAGACTGGTCAGCGCTGTATCAGCAGAACCCTGTTGCAGATGACGGTGAATACTTCACCCGAGACATGATTAATTACTACGACCGCGATGAAATCGACCATGACCGCATGAAGTTCTATTGCGCGTGGGATTTGGCGATTGGTAAGAACGATAGGAATGATTACACGGTGGGTATTGTTGTCGGCGTCGATGAGCAGGATCAGCTGTACGTGGTCGACATGGTACGGGGGCGGTTCGATGGTTTTGAAATTGTAGAAAGAATTCTAGACCTCTATGAGATGTGGAAGCCCAGCATTATCGGGATTGAGAAAGGTCACATTGAGATGGCCCTTGGGCCGTTTCTAGAGAAGCGTGTCCGTGAACGTGGGCTTTACGAGGCGTACTTCAAAGATTTAAAAACTGGCCGCAGAGACAAAGAAGCGCGCGCTAGAGCGATCCAAGGTCGGATGCAGCAGGGCATGGTGTTCCTGCCAAAAGAAGAAAATTTTACTGGCCCCTTGGTCGCAGAGCTACTGCGGTTCCCAAATGGTGTACATGATGATCAGGTAGATGCATTAGCGTGGATCGGTTTAATGATGACCGAGTTCTCGACGTTTGTTGAAAAAATCGAGCACGTACCCAGCTGGCGAGACAGACTGCCAGCCCTGATGAAAAGTGACCGCACCAAATCAGCTATGAGCGCATAACATGAAAGATAAAAAGATTTCCCCCGGCAAGGAAGAAGAGATCACACGCACCCAGTGGACGCGCTATGAACGCGCACGCGATAACGGGCACCTTGACTACGTTCGCATGGCGCAGAAGTGTGATGATTATTACCAAGGCCAACAGTGGGACGCAGACGACGAGTCTGCATTAGAGGCAGAAGGCCGTCCTGCCCTGACTATTAACACAATCCTTCCCACTGTTAATACCATTTTGGGT